AATAAAGCTTCTTTCCTCGGAGGTTCTTCCTCTCAGGAATCTCAGAGAGCACTGCTCCAGTTATCACAAGCTCTTGCGTCCGGAGCATTACAGGGCGATGAGCTTCGTGCTATTCGTGAGCAAGCTCCTGGTTTAACAGACACTCTCGCCAAAGGCTTATCCAGTATGGCGGAGAGAGGAGCTTTACCAGAAAAATTCTTGAACACCACGATGGGTGACCTTAAGCAACTTGGTTCTGAAGGAGAACTTACTGCTCAGAGAGTAATTTCAGCATTCCAGGAAATGGGAGATTATGTTGATGACACATTTGCAAACTCTCCGAAACAGTTCGGTCAGGCTGTTACAGGTATCGCCAATGTCTGGAAGAGATGGCTGAAGCTAATGTCGCAAGGTGACAATGCTCTTGCTAAAATAAATGGTGCGGCGTGGCAGCTTCTTGAGTGGTTTGAATCATCTGCAGGAACTGAATTTTTTAACGACCTTTCAAAAGCAATAAATACCTGTGTGGATATTATATTAGGAGCAATTAAAGCTATTCAAAAAATAATTCAATTCTTGAATGACTTGTCAGATACTGTCAACATTGGTTCCGTTATAATAGTTGCCGCTTTTTCTGCAATCGCAATATCAGCTGTTTATTCAGCAGTTCGAACGATTGCTGCTTGGGTATCAGCAGCGTGGCCTATACTTCTTGTCATCGCTCTTCTTGCAATCGTTATATACACTCTTCTTCAGTGCGGAGTTACTGCTAATGAAATTGTAGGAGCTATTGCAGGAGCAATTATGTTTCTCGGTTATGTCATTTATGATATAGTTGTATGGCTTGTAAATATCGTTTACTGGGCTGCCGCACTTGTTTGGGATGCTCTTGTAGGTCTTGCAGTTGCTCTGATAAACATTGTAATTGGCGCAGGTATGCTCATAGGCCTTGTATTACAGGGAATTGTTCAAATTATCTTGTGGGTTATAACCACGATATGGGCTGCTCTCGTAACTATTTATAATGTGGTGTATAGTATTGTCAAAGGTGCTTGGGGCGTTATCAAGGGTGCGATAGTGAGTATCTACCAGTTATTTGTATGGCTTGGCCAAGGTGTTCTTGGTGTACTGTATGGAATTGCTTCTGCAATTGACTTTATCTTTGGTTCTAATCTGGCAGCAACTGTCGGAGGATGGATTGACGGATTAGGAAAATCTGTAGATGACCTGGATGCAGCTCTTGACCCTTTCGGAGAATTTGAAGATATCGGTAATCAGTGGTCAAGTTCTTACGGAGACCTCGGAGATATGTACGCAGGTAACGGAAAGTACGACGACTGGAATATTACAGACAACATGGCAGACCTCTGGAACGGAGGAACTGACCTTATGGGAGAGTTTGGTAAGGTGGGTGTCGACAGGATGCTTGACCCAACCATGCTTGACCAGTGGGCTCTCGATAATACTCTAAATCCAATGAATGGTTGGAATAGCGGATACAATTTCGGTTCAGGGTTAGTCGATGACATTGCAAATATGGGAATATCTATGGACCTAAATAATATGGACCTAAATAATATTGAGGATACATTAAATAATGGTGTCGGAGTAGACGGAGGAAACGTCGGAGTAGACGGAGGAAACATTGACAGCGTAGGTTCTATAAAGAGTGATGTAGACATTTCCGACCAGGATATTCAATTGCTCAGAGACATTGCTGCTAGAGAATTCCTCTTAAATCTTCAGACTGTTACCCCGCAAGCAAATGTAACCTTTGGAGATGTCAGAGAAACCGCAGATGTCAACAAGATTTTGGATGTAATTCAAGATATGGTTGACGAAGAACTCGCGACTTCACTTGTCGTGGGATGATAGGAAGAGGAGGATTGACAAATGGACATTGGATTTTTCATAAACTATGACGGTCAGGTTGTTCAACTTCCTGTCAATCCCGAAAAAGTAGAAGTAAAATTCAGCGGAAATAATAGTACGACTGAAATTATACAGTTGGGTGAAATCAATCTCCTGAAGGATAGAAAGTTAGCAGAAATTTCTTTCTCTTCTTTTTTCCCTCAGGAAGATTGGTTCCCAGCTATAAGGACTCGTGGTCAGTTTAAGCGTCCTGCTTTCTACAAATCATTTTTCGAAGGAATACAGGAAGACAAGAAACCCTGTCGTCTAATTATAACAGGGCTCAATATTACGATGAAGACATCTGTAGAGAACTTCTCGTATTATCACCAAGGCGATGACCATGAAGACGCATACTACTCTCTTGATTTCAAAGAGTACAGAGATTATCACATTACTCAGATTGCAGTTGACCCATCTCTTAAGCGTCCGACAGCTCCTGCAAAGAGTCCGACACCGCAACCAGCTAAACCTGCAACACCTGCACAGATTACCAAAGGTTGTAATGTCATTCTAAATGGTAGAGTCCATTATGACTCATACGGCTCTAAGCCTGGAAAGACATTCAGCAACTATAAAGGTAAAGTCAATTTCATAAATATGAAGGGTTCTCATCCTTATCATGTAACCACTCCGTCCGGAGGCTGGTTGGGATGGGTTACCAAAGAAAGTGTGGTGTTAGCATGAGCATATACGCCACACTTTATGATAATCGAAACGAAAAAGCATACGACATTTCAGAGGTTATTAGCAACCTGGAGATTTCAACGAAGATTCAGGACGACCCTGGAAAGTGTACCTTCGACCTCATAAAATGTGACGGAATCGCATTCTGGGAGGGTGCTACTGTATCCATCGTTTACAATGGTGTAAAGATGTTCCGAGGATTTGTCTTCTCTAAAAAGAGGAACAAAGATGTAGACATCATTTCAGTCACCTGCTATGACCAGTTAAGGTACCTGAAGAATAAAGACTCCTATGTGTTTGAGAATATGACGAGTGACCAGATTTTCTCTAAGATTTGTTCCGACTTTGTTCTTAAGCATAGG